TTGAGTTCTTCATGAAGGGAGAAACGGCCCGCGCCACTGCTGATTCGATCCTCAATGCCAAGTTCATTGGGCCATTCTCCGTAGCGTATGCCTCCCAAGTTGCCAGTTCTTCCATGCTCATCTGACGAACCTCTGTCAGAGACTTGCCCAAGGTCGTTGCTAGGTCGCAGAGGAATCGCTCTCGGGGCGTGAGGGTTTTTTTGGGGGGTTATTTACCTCGTTAAAGGCCACCAACATCGCGCCTGCTAGCTTTGGGTTGAGCCTGTAGGCATCCTGAAAGCTCAACTTCTCCTTTCCGTCTTCCCCAAGCGTAATGGCCACTGAGATAGCCTTAGCCGTCCTAGCACGCTCCTCCGTATCCGTGAGGAACAAGGTTTCGTATTCACCTATGTTCAATTTCTTTACATAGATCGTCGCGGTCAGTTCATCGCCGCCATCAATGGAGAACGTGATGTCCTTTTTAACAGGCTTGTCGGAGACAAAACCGCCAAGTTCTTTCAGTTGTTTGACACTGGTCATAGCTCGCCCTAGTGGTTAGTGGGTGGAGCGCGGAAACCTGCGGCGAGACAGGCTCACAGACCGCTCCGTAGAACTTAGGTTGACTTGGGAGTCATAGTCGGATCGCCAGATACCTGTACGCCTACCGTGGCCGTGATAAGCGCGTTCAAGCTGAAGTCGAAGGCATAGCTGTTTACAAAACCTTCAAAGCTGATCCAGGTGCGGGTAGTCGGAAGCACGAAGGCACAATCGTCATCAGATTCGGTTTCTCCCGTTGGGTCGATTCCGATACCATCCGGCAGACCAATCGTCCATTGCAAATTCGTGCCGGCAGATTTCAGTTCCAGTAGGCGAACGTGAGATGGATCTTGGGGATCAAGCGATAGGGTGAATGAGGCGGTTCCAGGAGTGGCTAGACCAGCCTCATAGGTGCGAGCGGTAGACTCAAGACAGGTAGTCTCAAGCTGCTCAATGGTTGAATCTAGCCCGGTTATAGAGGTAGGGCATCCCACCTGCACTACCGAGCAATCATCGGGATCAAGGAAGTACAGTTCAGTACCGGCGGTGCGCATTAGAATATCTCCATCGATGGTTTTGGCGTCCTTTCGGACGTATACACATCGGTGTCTCGCCACACCGCTTTTCCGGGTTCATGACCCCGAAACTAACTGGCCCTTTCGGTCCAAAATTCTGTTGTGAAACTCACACGATACAAGCCCGTGTTCTGCTCCCAATCCTCGCCATTATAGGCTACGGTCGGGTAATGTTCTGCCTCAAAACAATCTCTTAGGGCCTGCGCGACTTCCCGGGCTGCCGATACCGTCTTGGCGTATGCGTCGATCTGCAAGCCGAACAAATCTTCGGAAGGGATACACGACAGGCTGTTATCGGGATTCCCGTAGACCAACTGATGCAAGGCATACGGACGCGTTTCATTCTGAGGCGCATGGCCGAATGGCCAAAACCGTAGGGGGTTGTTTCCCAATACCGCCGTGACAGCAGGATCAGCAGATGCCAATAGCTGAACTTGCGGGTACACTATCTAATCCCCAGCTTGGATAGCTCTTTGTCTGTTTCTTTCTTCATAGTCTCAATGGTCGTACTGAAGGCTTTGCCGGCTTGACTGGACATAGCTGGCCGTAGAAATGGTCTAGCAGCCATCTTGCTGGTGCCAAATTCCACTAGGCGGAAGTACCAAGTATCGCCACCCGGATTAGAATCGCCGCCACGGCCTTTCCTAGCCCCACCCAGGACACCCACACGCATTCCCACACCCCCGGCTTGACGCTCACGCTTACGGCCCATGCCTTGCGTCACGATGTTCTTATAGATAGCCTCTCGGGTCAGATTGTCGTCCATCTGACGAGCGTTGATCCGGGCTTGATCACGGATCATGTTAGCCCCTTTCCGGAGGGCGCGGCGCATGGCGTTTCGGCCGATTCGTTCAGGCAATAGCTTCAGGTTACGAACGATCTGTTCGGTCCCGGTGATAGTGGTCGTGACGATCATCAGCCCACTCGCTCTAAATGCCTGCGTTCATGATGCCATAATTGGGCGTAAGGGGCATCCTGATATTGCTCAAACCCGGGCGAACCAGCGGTCCAATGCAGGACGCTGGCCCCCTCTCCTGGCTGCCCTTCGTCCACAAGACGGTTCCAATGGTCGGGCAGGCTTCCTACCGACCCAGTCCAGCTAAACGACAGCAGATGCCCCGCTTTAGCCGTCTCTAGAAACTCCGGCGTCATTTGCTGCCAGTCCGGATGTTCGGCGTTTATGAGCATGACGCTTGCCCAGTTTTTTCTCCGATAATCGGAATTTGGACACTCCATGGAGGTTCCTCGGTATTTGGTCTTATGGCGAGTCTTGTACTCGGGGTGCTGGACTACTTGGACAGCGTAGGAAGGGTCGAATTTCTCATCTAGATCAGCGACATTTCCCAGCATCAGCATATCGCTGGCGTCGCAGAAAATGGCGTGCCCTTTGAATCCCATCAGCCAAGGAACAAGAAATCTTGAAATCGTGAAGTTGTTAGAGCCCTCTGGAAGCCCCATGGAGCCTAGTGGAACGAAGGAAACAGGCTTGCTACTGCGACGAATCACGGAATGGCAGAATACGGCATAACCGATAGCTTCCCGATGGTCCCAGCCAGCGAAGAGGCGAACCGTACTCACGGCTTAATTGCCTCCATCCGAAAATCCCGTCGCTCGCGGCCGACAGGGTGAAACTGGGTACGTTCCTCTTTCAATTTAACAAATCCTGCCTCTTTTACCAAAGGAGATAGGCTCTTAAAGTGCCATCCCCATTTGTGAATCATATAAGGATCTTTTAGTCGGCTATCACCGAATATGCCCCACATCCCCGCCTGATCGGGATGCTTACCTGCGTAGGTATATCCTTCTGCCACGTTCTTAGCACACTTAATGATGTCGGGCATTTCCATCACAAGCCGGCCTCCCGGCTTAAGAAGCCGGAACCATTCTTTCAGCAGGCTAGGTACTTCCCACTGATGAACGTGCTCGACCACATGGATTGCTAGAATTTCCTCAACGCTGTTGCTGGGAAGCGGAATGGCGTCAGCCGGAGATACGATATCGGCCGCTGGACGGGGTATCACATCGACTCCCGTATATCCGGGCAGTCTACGACCCCCGCACCCAACATTTAAGCGCAGACCGTTTGCAGGAATTTCCATGCGTCTTTCATCTCCGTTGCTTTCCACTGCCACCAAGCCAGCCGATTCAAGAAGTCCACCCGTTGTTCAGGGGTAGGGTTAGGTGAGTTTTTGTACAGCCAATGCGCAGCGCCATCTTCGCATTCTACGGGGATCCCCGCAATGCAGGCATCGACCGCGACATTACTATGCCGGCATATGACCAAGGAAGCGCCCTTGAGTAGCGTAGCAATAGGGGTTTCGCCATCCTTCTCCCACGCAATACGGTCATCTCTTAGGCGTCTTGGTTTAGGCCGATAGATGATTCGTTTGCCTGGGAACCTTTTCTTAGTCCTATTTAACATATTGATTTCCCAATCATTTATCTTCAGGTGAATCCGGCTTTTAGGCCCCATACCTGCCACGATAATCGGGCCTTTGGGGTGGTAGTCTTCCCTTAACGAGATACCGTGAGTACGCCATCGATCGGGCACATTGGGCGTCATATCCATCATGTGGTTCGGATGGGTATGGTCTACGCTGACCCGGAAGTAATGCCGGAAAGTATCTTTCCCTCGCCCGATGTACCCCACATCCCAGCAAATGACATGGCGACCGGAGGCAAGGTGCCGTTTCATCAGTTGCTCGCGGTCAGGCGCCCCAGCCCCATAAAGCACTAAGAGATCTTTCGACCCGGTATATCCTCGACTTAGCTGGATGTCCATACCTAAAGCTTGCCCTCCAGAAAAGATGGCGCGCATGATTTCAGTCCCGATTCGCGACTCATTACCAGTACAGACGACTTCAGCCGATTTCACGGACCACGGATCCCACAAAGCGGCGAAGAAGGGAGGCGGCCTTGTCGATACGGAAAGCACGTTTCAAGAACTTGTCAGAAATCTTCTGCCGTACCTCCTGCGATTCCAGACTATCCAGCGCCCTAATCAATTCTGGCTCTGAGTCAGCCCATAATTCTGCTCCGGTCGCGAGCTCTAAATAACCGTCCTCCCGGCAGCCGATAAAGGGGGTTCCTGATCCATGGGCGTTG